GATATTTCGCACTCCTAGTGAATCTTCCTAGTATATCCGCTGAAAAACGAGAGAGGCAACAAACTACAGAGGTTACAGTCTCACCTTTTAAACAACAGAGAAAATGGATAGTGCCGCATTGGAAAAAATGACGGGAGCTAAGTTCCCTGCCGTACAAGGCGTGATAGAGGAGTTCTCACGCGACAGAGTACAGAATGTACTCGGTGATATGCGCTCCAGGCAGGTGATCAAGTACGCCGTAGGACTATCCGAGGCTAGTGTACAGGAGCTTCGATTCAATTGGCCCTGTTTCACTTGGGAGGAAGAATCCGTTCCGCTTCCCCCCCATCCCTTTGCCGCCTACTCGAGGCGAGCTTTTACGCGTTGGGCAATTGCTCAGTGTGGACCGGTCCCAATTAAAGATTTCGGGGGCAACTGGTTTTTACATTGGCAATGGCAGACGGGAGTTCACTCCTGTTGTCCACTTTTGAACCCTAGGGATGGAGCCCACCAAACACGTCGCGAGCTTAACATGGAGTCCTATTTGCGCACACATGGACCCAAGTATGACAAGTTTAACGAACTGTCAAGACCCGATTTGTGCCACCATCGCGCAGAAGATTGCAGTGTGCGTGCTAAAGCCGCCCTATCCGTAGATTCCGCCTACGATATGGGTCTGAAGAACACTTGCAAAGCGATGCATCGGGCCGGGATTGAACTTTTACACGGAAATATTCTGTTCGATCCCGACATGTTGATCGAGGCTAAGATGGAAGGCTTTGTGGCCGGAATGAATTATCATTGGAAGAAAACGCGCCGGTCCACAGGCCTGATGTCGTCATTTCTCGAGATGGGATCCTCCCTTTTCGGAGTGTCGAATTCCTCGAAGGAGGGGGAAGGACATCACGACCTGAAAATCAAGATGGGCTCTAGTTCTACGCACATGGTCCCCGCTGACTGGGAAATTTCGTATCATTTCCGGGACGATTGCGTTTTGGGCTACACCCACAACTTGGCTGATGTCCTATCAATTGCTACTGGTTCTTACGTGAAGGTAGGGAACACCTTTTATGAGTTGGAGAGAACAGGCTTAAAGTCCGGTATGCTCATGTATACGATTACTGCCTGTAAGGGTTTGTATGACCGGGCTTCTGCTAGAAGTACTCCGCTGTCGGCTAAGGCCAGTACTGTGATAATCAATGGTATGTCCTACCAGGTGGGTGAAAAATTGGACCCGATCTCTTTTCCCTATTTAGCTGCCAGTTTCTACATGCAGGCGCAGAAAGCTGTCTTTGAGGTGCAACAAGTGGTAGATCTGCACACGCCTAATAGGAACTTGTGGAGCTGGTTCAAAAAGAAGTTCGAGCTGAAGGCCCATGCGTTTCTTTTTGCTTTGGGTCTTCGCGATTCACATGATGAGTGGTTACTAGATCAGATTGAGTTCGAGCTCAATGAGACGGTTTGCACTCTACCAGGCGAATTTCTGGAACCAGTTTCGGAGGTCGAAAGACTGGACGCGGCTCTTGAGGATTGGAGGAGAGACAGGGAAAGATTGAATGGCAAGTCGGTTGAAAACTTGAAGACACTGACTGTCTTGGTGGAACTAGCAAAAAAGCTTGGAATCTCGGCTTACGAGGTGTTGAATTCGCATCAGAACGAATCTGAGAGACCCAAGGATCAGTGGCATGTTGAAGCTGCTCTTTTTGAAGCTGTGGAACTGGAGCGGGCACATTGGAAAATGTTGACAGCTGAAGCTCAGGCTATGTCTCTGCAAGACCCCCTGTCTCGAGAAGCAAAGAGTAAGGGATGGTCCTACGAATCTTCTGACAGTTTACCGTGTGCCTATGCATACGTGTTTTCTGAAGGTAGGTTCGTCAAGCCGGCTGATTTGAAAAAGAAGACACGTGTCTTGGTTTCCCCGTCTATGCAGATAATGAATCAAATACGTATGGCCGAATCGTTGGAGAAGGCCATTGCGATGAATGTGAAATCTTGCAAGAAGACGTGGATCGACGGTGTAGCTGGTTGTGGAAAGACATATGAAATCGTGCATACGGCTGATATCTTTAAGAAGGATGACTTGATACTAACAGCCAACAAGAAAAGTCAGGAGGACATCTTCTCGCAGCTGAAACCAGGGACCGACTGTGCGAAGCGCATTCGTACGGTTGACTCGTACCTGTTGAAACCTGACGTACAGGCGAAGAGATTGTTCATAGATGAGGCTGGTTTGGTACATCCGGGAAAACTCTTAGCTGCCATGAGGTTTGCTGAGTGTGACGATTGCCTTCTCTTTGGTGATTCGGAGCAGATCCCGTTTGTCAACATAGTTGAAAGTCTGCAACCCGCGAAGTTCTTGAAGCTCGAGGTGGATGCGAGAGAAGTTCGAGAAACAACTTATCGTTGTCCGGCTGATGTTACCGCCACTCTCGCCACCTTGTACAAGAAGAAGAAAATTGTGACGAAGAGCAAGGTCCTGAAATCTGTGACGTCAAAATCTTTGGCCTCGGCGTCAGCGGTGAGTGGGTTGGACCCACATTCCTGGCACTTGACTATGTATCAGGCCGATAAGGCCGAACTTGTCCGTGTGGCCAGAACCAACCAAATGGATGATGTTTGGATCAAAGAGCATATAAAGACGGTGCATGAGGCGCAAGGAATCTCGGTTCCCCACGTTAAATTGTACCGATTTAAGACTTTTGATCAACCGCTTTTTGATGCGGCCCATGCAGAAGCGTATCGTTTGGTTGCGATTTCTAGGCATACACAATCCTTCACTTACATTGGTGTTAATCAACATCTTTGTAAAGCGGACAGAATGCTGAAATTTGTCATATGCCAGATCCCGTGATTGCTCGGCTCTTTCATGTGTACAAGTAGAGTGATTCGGGAAGGTGGCTCGCCTAGAGCGGTGTGCTGGTTTCTACCTAAGAAGCCAGGAGGGTGAAGTGACTTTGTCATGACTAGTTGAGTGGTACTTTAACCACGAGTCGTCGTTGAGACGCCAGTTTCCTTACAAGGAAGCTGAGAGGGTTTTTCCGGTACTTTACCCGGAATTCGAATTGAACTGTCTTCGACAGAGTTCAAACTCCTCGCTAGATACCCTAACGAGTATCTTGGGGACTCTCCGTGGAGAGTCAGTAAAGACC